CAATAAGCACCAAGATAGGACTGCAACCAAGGATAAACGTCAAATACATTGTTAATCGTTCCAACACCCTGACTATCGGTGTTGTACTTAACCTCCATATCTCCTATTTTGACTTCTTCATAAGTTCCGTCAGTACCTTTGTTACCAGTTATTGCATCTGTCTCATTTGCTAACGCTCTAGCTAATTCATATTCTGCATATTTAATACTTGCAGGAATAGCAGTACAAGCAAGTTCAACATCATCAACTTCATAATTATTTCGAGGCCATTTTAATGCCTGATCCTCATCACAACGATCACCATAAAAGTTAAGGCTATCAATCCATCTGGTAGCAGATATTAATGCCCTTTTCTTTTGATCATCGGTTTTATTATCCCAAGTTGTTGAATCTGGGACGGTTTCAAAATAAGTGTCTGCTTCAGCTAAAGTCACATAGCTATT